TGGTCCACCTAAAAAGTCTCGCCAAGGCGATGGTGGGGGAACCAAATATGCTGCTACGTCTCGCAATGGAGCTCGTAAGAAGTATCGTGGGCAGGGTAAAGGTTAATGTACTTATTAGAATGTGATGATGAATGGGATCATATACATTCTAGAGACCTTTGGGTTTATAATAAGTTGTTTTTAAGTCGGGTTTTAGGTTATACTTGTGGTCCAGCTGGAACCACAGTTCCCAAACCCGACTTTTATATTGTGCGTCCATCTTTTAATTTGTTTGGAATGAGTCGCTTTGCTCGTAAAGAATGGATAGAAAAAAGAACCGATGAGATTCATCCTTCAGAGTTTTGGTGTGAAATCTTTGAAGGAGAACATTTAAGTATTGATTTTCATTGGGAACAACAAGATCTAACAGTATTGGGTACAAAGAATCAAGAAGACCCGATTCATCAATGGAGAAAATGGGAAAAAGTTGAAAGAAACGTAGATTTTCCTGATGTTTTGAAAAATCTGAATAAAAATTATGAGTGGATTAACTGTGAATTTATTGGTGGACACTTGATAGAGGTTCAGTTTAGAAGAAATCCAAATTTTAGGTACAATAATTCAGTTGCAATACCAGTTTGGGAAGAAAAAATAAAAGAAAATTTTGATGAATATCGTTTTATTGAGGATAAAAGTTATGAACGTAAGGGTTTTTGGGTCAAATAAATAAATTTTTTCATACAAATTGAGTTGAAACAGTTTCCGATGGGCAAACACCTGCTCCTTGAGGTGTATAATGTCAATTTTGAAGCGATTAATGACGTAGAATCGCTTCAAAATGTTATGTTAAGAGGCATTGAACGGGCGGGAATGACCGTTTTGAACGTTTTTTCATATTGTTTTGTACCTCAGGGGTGTACGGTTGTGATTTCACTCGCAGAAAGTCACGTTTCTTGCCATACTTGGCCAGAAAATGGATGTCTGGCAGTTGATGTTTATACATGTGGAGAAGGAAATCCACGTTTGATCGCTCTCGAAATACTTAAATACCTCAATTCTGACTCATATTCGCTTCGTGAAGTTGACCGTTAAATAGAAATAAGGAGATAGCAACCTCCTTTATAAAAGTTCTGTTTTATTCATTAAAACAGGAGCTAAAATGTCTAACCTACCAGTCGATAGGGATTCAAATTACATGTATGATATGTGGGGAACCACAAAATTAGTGACTGACTATGATCCAGAGAAACCAAAAAGAGTGATTCAAGAGGTCATGCACGACTCTGCACCACGACATGATCTTAAAAAACAAACTGAGTTGCATGAAAAAATTCGAAATGATGAAGATTATGATGACTGGGAATACGGAACGGAACCAAACTATGGATCTTCCTGGCACTAGCTATAAATAGTGCAAGAAAATCTATCTAGCAATGGCAGTCAAACGAATATCCAGGTCATTTAAGGATATTAGTCTATCTTTTGAACCACATCCTGTGACAAAAGATCTGCCTGTCTTGGTCAATGAAAGAGCAATCGCCAGATCCGTTAGAAATTTAGTTGAAACCATTCCATCCGAAAGGTTCTTCAATCCAGTTCTCGGATCTGACGTTCGCAGAAGTCTATTTGAGTTTGTTGATTATGGTACTGCCGCTGTTATTGCGGATCAGATTCAAACAACCATTTATAATTTTGAACCAAGAGTTGATAATGTTTCTGTGGAAGTTGATCCAAAACCCGATGACAATACATTTGAAGTGACGATCGTTTTTGATATTATTGGTCAAGATTTCCCAACACAACAATTTACATTCTTACTAGAGGCAACAAGATAAAATGCCTTTTACACAGTTTACGAATCTAGATTTCGATCAAATCAAAACTCAGATCAAAGATTATCTCCGTGCAAATTCAAATTTCACGGATTTTGATTTTGAGGGATCTAACTTTTCGGTCTTAATCGATACGCTTGCCTATAATACCTACATTACGGCATTTAACTCGAATATGATTGTTAATGAATCCTTTTTGGATTCTGCGACACTTCGAGATAATGTCGTTTCTTTAGCAAGAAATATTGGTTACGTACCACGCTCTAGAACCGCCGCAAAGGCAGGTATAACCTTTGAGGTTCCAACTACTACCGCAAGTCCTTTTCTCACGCTACAGGCAGGACTGGTGTGCGTAGGATCGTATGATAACACTACATATAGATTTTCGGTTTCGGAAGATATCACCACAACAGTAAATAATGGAATCGCAAAATTTGGATCATCTTCTGCACCAGTTTATGTTTATCAAGGATCTTTATTGTCAAAACAGTGGACTGTTGATAAGTCAACTGATCAAAGATTTATTTTAGAGAATCCAAATATTGATGCAGAAACAATCGTTGTATATGTAAAAGGTGTTAATGACAGTGGATTAGGTAGAGAATATTTTAAAGTTGATAATATTTTAAAACTAGATAAAAATTCAGAAATTTATTTTATCCAAGAAGTTCAAGATGAGAAGTACGAACTTCTGTTTGGTGACGGATATTTTGGAAAGGAACTTGAAAATAATTCGGTCATCACCGTTAAGTATATTGTCACTGATGGTGAAAGAGGTAATGGACCATCTAACTTTGATTTTCAAGGTAACTTCGTTGATGCCTCAAATATTCGTGTCACTCCTTCAGGATCGATTACAATCAATACGATTCAAAAGGCAATCAATGGTGGGAACATCGAACCTGTTGCCTCGATTAAGTATTTTGCACCAAGATTGTATTCTGCTCAGTACAGAGCAGTAACTTCAAGAGATTATGAGGCGATTATTAAGCAGATTTATCCTGACACAGAAACTGTTGCGGTTGTTGGTGGTGAAGAACTAACTCCACCAAAGTTTGGAACAGTTCAGATTAGCATAAAACCAAAGAATGGTACATATGTTCCAGAGTTTGAAAGACAAAATATTTTAAACAAGTTAAAAAATTATTCGATTGCAGGCATCACCCAAGAGATCGTTGATCTTAAAGTTCTATATGTTGAAATAGACTCTTATGTCTACTACAATAATGCACAAGTTTCAAGTGTTGACGATTTAAAATCTGCAATTATTTCTTCTTTGACTGATTATTCAAATAATGTTGATATTAATAAGTTTGGTGGTAGATTTAAGTACAGTAAAGTTGTTCAGTTGATTGATAGAGTTGATAATGCAATTACTTCTAATATAACAAAAGTTAGAATCAGAAGAGATCTTAAGGTGATTAAGAACTCCTTTGTCCAATATGAACTATGTTTTGGAAATAAGTTCCATATTAATCCAGATGGATATAATATCAAGAGTACCGGTTTTACTCTTCCTGGATCTTCCGATACTGTTTTCTTTACAGATAGTCCTCGTAAAAATAAAACTCAAACTCAGTTAGATGGAAGTGGTAAAGGTGATTTGACTGTTGTTAAAAAGAACAGTCAGGGTAAAATACAAGTTGTATTAAAGTCGATCGGAACTGTAGACTATAACACGGGAGAAATCATTATTAATACAATTAACATTACATCCACAGTTAAAGATAATGATATTGTTGAGATACAAGCATTCCCAGAATCAAATGATGTTGTTGGATTAAAGGATCTGTATCTAAGTTTCAACATCCCCAATAGTAAGATAAATATGCTTAGAGATGTTATTGCTTCTGGTGAGGATATTTCCGGAGTTACATTCACTAAAGATTATTATACTTCAAGCTATTCTAACGGAGAACTAGAGAGGAAATAAAATATGTCTGATTTTGACAAAAGAGTACAAGTCAACAAGATTATTGAAAGTCAACTTCCAGAGTTTATAACTTCAGATTTTCCAAAAGCAGTAGAATTTTTTAAGCAATATTATATCTCACAAGAATTTCAAGGTGGAAATTCAGATCTTGCCGAAAATCTTGATCAGTATTTAAAACTCGATAATCTAGTTCCTGAAGTAGTTGTTGGAAAAACAACATTATCAAATGCTATTACTTCATCGGATACTACGATTTCTGTTTCATCCACAAAAGGTTTTCCATCTGAGTATGGATTACTAAAGATTGATGATGAAATTATTACCTATACTGGAATCACTACAAATACCTTTACAGGTTGTATTCGTGGATTTAGTGGAGTTACGGGGTACTCAGTTGGTATTTCAAGTTATGTTGATGCAGTAAATAAGCAAAACCTTGTCTTCAAAGAAACGGATGCTGCATCGCACACCTCAAGTTCTACTGTCACCAACTTAAGTGTTGTATTTTTACAAGAGTTTTATAAGAAACTAAAATATACTTTTGCTCCTGGATTAGAGAATACAGATTTTGTTTCGGATCTTGATGTCGGCAACTTCTTAAAGAATATCAGAAGTTTCTACCAGTCAAAAGGTATTGAGGAATCTATTAGAATTTTATTTAAAGTTCTGTATGGAGAATCTGCAAAAGTTTTAGATTTAGAAGAATATCTAATTAAACCATCTTCCGCTAAGTTTATTCGAAAAGAAGAGATTGTTTGTCAACTTATTTCTGGAGATGATCCAACAAAACTCGTAGGACAAACAATATTCAAATCGACCGATTCTTCCACAAACGCTTCAGTTTCTGAGGTTGAAATTTTTACAAGAAACAATCTTTCTTATTACAAGATTTCTTTATTTGTTGGATATAGTGATAAAGATTTAATTGAAGGAACTTTTACCATTCCAGGTAAAACACGTGTTTTGGAAACAGTTTCTGTCGGTTCATCTGTTATTTCAGTTGACTCTACTATTGGATTTGGACAAACCGGAACTTTAATATCTGGCAATAACACGATCAACTATACATCAAAAAGTATAAATCAATTTTTTGGATGTAATGGGGTTAACACTCAAATTTCTTTGGCAGATAACATCAGATCTGATGAAGTTATCTATGGATATGAAGATGGAGATCGTTCCAAAAAAGTTACTCTAAGAATAACTGGAGTTCTATCAAAATTTGTTGCTGAATCTGATATTTCTCTTTCAGATGAAAATGAAATTATAACTATCAAAAACGTTGGAGAGGTAGTTGAAAATCCAACAACAAATAAAACATACAAAGAAATATTTGCAAATTCTTGGATTTATAATACAAGTTCCAGATATCAAGTAGGATCTATCAGTGGATCAACATTCACTCTAAAAAGTTTAATCGATAAGTCAAGTTTAAAGGTCGGTGATACTGTCGACATTTTAGTTAGAAATAGTAGCACTATAGCACTTTCTGGAGCAACTGTTGCAACAGTAAATGTTTCATTAAATCAAGTAATCTTAAGTAATACTTTTGGGTTTACATATAACCCAAACTTAGAATATGATATTAGAAGAAATCTCAAAAAGTCATCTAGTTTGGGAGTTTCACTACTAGATGGAAATAATGTATATCTTTCTGAGACTTTAAACACATATTTTGATAGAGATCAATATGGATATGCAGCATCTAACTCTTTACCAAGTTACACAATAACTGAAAATATTATTGAGTCTTCTCTTCAAAATGGTTTACTTGATAAAACTGTGAATCTTTTCAATGAAGATACTCAGTTATATTCTGCAATTTCTTTTGCCGACCCAGTTTCTTTTATTGATGGTGATGTTATTGTTTATACAGCGTCTAACCAGGTATTACCTGGACTAGTGTCTGGAGAATATTATTATGTAAAACTACTTAATACGAACAAGATTAGGTTATATTCATCAAAGGCTCTTTTATCGATGCCTGATACTGGGACTGATGAAAATGGAGATCCACTTCAACCTCCTTATGTGGAGTTTGATCAAGTAGCAACATCAGGAACACACACATTTACTTTAAAAAGACATAGTGGTCGTGTTCTAGCACCGAATAAAATTTTAAGAAAATTCCCACTGTCACAAAATCTCTTTACTAAAACTATAGAAAAAAGAGGAATCGGATCAGTTGGAATGTTGATTGATGGTGTTCAAATCATCAGTCCAGATTCAAACGATAGAGTTTACTACGGTCCTTTAGAATCTTTTGAGGTATTGAATGGTGGTAGAGATTATGATGTCATCAACCCACCAAGAATTACAATATCAACAGGTGCTGGAACAACTGCTTTAGTTGAACCAATCATAAGTGGTATTGTTTCTGCAGTTTATGTGGATCCACAAGATTTTGATATTGAAAAAGTTATTTCATTGTCATTATCTGGTGGAAATGGGTCTGGATGTATTCTGGAACCAATAATGGGCGAAAGATTTAGAGAATTAGAATTTGACAGTAGAGATATTTTATTCGGTGGTGGTCTGGATATTACTACTGAGACCATAACATTCACTAAACCACATAACTTAAAAGATGGTGAAACAATCATCTACAATCAGAATGGAAATGATCCTATTGGTATAGGAACTTTTGGATCGGTAACTAATGCTGTAACAGGAACTCTTGTTAGTGGAGATCAGTACATTGCAAAGTTTGTTAATACAAGCACGATTAAATTATACAACACCCTTTCTGATTATAGTGCTAATAACTATGCTGGAATCAATACGATTGGTTTTTCGACTAATACCACCGCTAGTGGTATACACAAGTTTAGAACTGTATCTAAAAATACTCTGAGGTCAATTAAAGTTTTAAACGGTGGATCGGAATACCAGCATAGAAAGTTAAGAGTCAACCCTACAGGAATATCTACACAACTTGATTCTATTAACTATACAAATCACGGGTTTAATACTGGAGAACTTGTCCAATATTCAACAACAGGAACTTCGATCACTGGATTATCAACCACAAATCAATACTACATCCTAAAAATAGATAATGATTCTTTTAGATTGACAAATGCAGGTA